GTCAATGTGGCGGTAGTTAAAATTAAATCAGTGGCCTACAACCGATAGGAGAATAAGATGGGTTTGTTTTTCTTCGGAACAAGTGCAGCGGGCGGAGCAGGTGGGGGCATACGGAAGGTTGCAGATACAGCCGCCAGAACAGCACTATCACCGAGCGCTGGCGACTTTGCCATACAGATTGACACCAATGACCTGTGGTACTGGAACGGGGCAGCCTGGGAAGTGTACGTTGAGGACGTTGACAACAACGATATCGACACACTCATATCGGGCCTGGCCAACCACTTATCGGACACAGTAGACGCACACGTAGCAACTGCTATAGGCTTCACTCCAGCTGGCACCATAGCTGGCACCACGGTCCAAGCAGCAGTCGAAGAAGTGGCCTCAGAAGCGGCCACAAATCTTTCTAATCACGTAGCAGCAGGAGACCCGCACCCTGGCTATGCTACCGACACGGACCTGTCCAACCATCTAAGCGACGCTACAGCGGCCCACGCGGCCTCAGCAGTGTCGGTCACACCAGCTGGAGACCTTGCCTCAACAGACGTACAGGCGGCCCTCGTAGAGCTTCAGGGAGACATTGACACCCTAGAAGCAGTATCGCACGCAGCGGTGACGCTGGCGGCATTTGGAGCGACTCCCAACGCTAACGGACTCTCGCTCAGCACTCAGGCGCTTAACATGCAGCCTGCCGACGAGACAAATCCAGGCGGAGTCAGTACCGCAGCCCAAGTCATGGGCGGCGAGAAGCGGCTCCCAGGTGGACTAAACGTAGGGTCCAACGCTGCACTTAACGCTTCCAGCTCATTCTCAGTGGTAAGCACCACGAAGGGTGCGATCAACGCCCCGGCTATGTCCACAGCACAGAGATTGGCTATAGGCACACCTTCTACAGGCCTGGTTGTGTACGACACGGGCCACAAACATCACCTGGTGTACAACGGCACTCTGTGGGATCCAGTCGGCCACCAGTATATCAACAGCACAGCTACGATAACCAATGCCACAGACATAGCTCCGGTTGATGCTAGAAACCAGCTTCTACCGGTTGTTGGAAATGCAGCTGCCGTTACCGCCGCCGACATTGCGATTACTACAGCTAAAAACGGCGACAGGGTCATGCTTATCGGAACGAGCAACACGGACACGGTCACCTTAGTTTCAGCTACCAACACAGTTATGAACGGCAGTGCTACACTTGCAGCTGGAGATGTGATTGAGTTCGTACACGTAACGAATACGTGGTACGAAGTAAGTAGGAGCTTGTAGGTGATTCAACAAGAAGTAAGTACCGGCTACACGCCGAGACCACTACAGGAACTTCTGCACGCCGCACTTAAGCGGTTTAACGTGGTCATCAATCACCGGAGATGGGGCAAGACGGTATTCTCGATCAATGAGATTATCGACCAAGCTCTCCGGTGCGATAAAAAGAATCCGCAGTTTGCATACGTTGCACCGACTTACGGACAAGCGAAGCGAGTGGCGTGGGATTACATTAAAGAATATACAAAGCATATTCCAGGAGTAACTCCGAATGAAGCCGATCTCAGAATTGATATTGAGCGACAAGATAGAGGGGATAGAATTAGGATCATGCTTCTTGGTGCCGAGAACCCCGGAACACTCAGGGGTATTTATCTCGACGGCGTCGTTGTCGATGAATTTGCCGAATGTGACCCAGTCGTTTGGTCCACTGTTATACGACCAGCTCTCTCAGATAGAATGGGCTGGGCCATCTTCATCGGAACACCGAGGGGGATGAACCACCTTTATGATATTTACCAGCACGCTAAAAACCATCCGTCGGATTGGTACCATGTTGTGTACAAGGCGAGCGAGACAGGGATAATCCCACTGGCGGAACTTGAGGCCGCTAAGCAAATTATGAGCGAGGCCGAGTATGCTCAAGAGTATGAGTGTTCCTTTTCTGCGGCACTGGTCGGTGCGTACTATGGCAAGGAGATTGAAGCCCTCGAGGACCAAAATAGGGTTACTAAAGTCCCTTATGATCCCGCTGTGCCTGTATATACTGGCTGGGATCTTGGTATTTCTGATACCACCGTGATTTGGTTTGCTCAAGTTGTTGGTAGAGCCATACACATCATTGATTATTTAGAAAACTCAGGCTCTGGACTTGATTATTATGCAGAGCAATTGAGAGGGAAAAAGTATTATTATGCAGAACACCTTCTCCCGCACGACGCTGCCGCTAGAGACCTATCAAGCGGTAAGTCAAGGGTGCAGACTCTACAGACCTTGGGACTAAAGAATATTCGCGTAATACCAAGGATGGCTGTTGAGGACGGCATAAATGCGTCAAGGCTTCTTCTTCCTAAATGTTGGTTTGATAAAGACACAACTATGAGAGGCGTTGATGCGCTTAAAAATTACGAGAGAAAATGGGACACTAAAAATAAAATTTACCAAGCAAGGCCTATGCACAACTGGGCATCTCACGGTGCCGATGCGTTTAGGACTCTTGCACTTGGATTGAATGAAGATAAGCCTACGCATGAAGAACTTGCTAGGACACTTCCTAGATTTGCTAAGAACGACTATAATATTTTCGGAGGTAACTAATGGCGGCACCAAGTAATCCACTTAAGGCACTTGTGCAGAATATATCTAGTGGCGTAGACGATGTCAGAACGGGCTGGGGACAAATTCAGCGTGGACAGATAGCAGATGGTGTTTGGAACCTGGCTGCTGGATCATCGAACGTTGGTGGTTTTGGAACGGCGGCATTTACTGGCATAAAGGGAGAATCTTTAGCCAAAAAAACCGCGTCCGATGCAGAAAACGCAACGGCAGCTGTAGAGGACCAGGCGCGAGTAGACCTTGCGCAGTCACAGATTGATAAAAGAAAAGATACGATTAGAAGAAGAATTGACGCTGAGATAGCTTTGCGCCTAAGACGACCAGGAAGATCCCAAACACTGCTTACCCCTGGGCAGACAAGCCTTGTGGCAAACCCAACATTACTGACTGGCGGACGAGAGAATGGCTAAACTTACTGTTAAAAAAATCAAAGAGAAAGTGCAGCACCTTAAAGGTGAGCGCAGCACTCTTGATTCGCACCTTCAAGAAGTTGCCGACTACATGATGCCGAATAAGAATACTATTTTGTCCCAAAAAACATCCGGGGAAAAAAGAAATATTCAAGTGCTCGAGAACACAGGCATGTACTGCTTAGAACTTTTAGCTGGACAACTGCATGGTCTTCTTACAAGCCCAAATTCAATGTGGTTTGAGTTTACCACAGGCATCTATGCACTAGATCAACTCGATAATGTTAAGGCATTTCTTCAGTACGCGGCAAAGCAAACGCACAATGTTTTGAACAACTCTAATTTTCAAACAGAAGTCCATGAACTTTATCTTGATGAGGTAGGTTTCGGAACTGCGGCCATGTACATCGAGGAAGATCCAAAAGAAGTAGTTCGGTTTTCTACAAAGTTCATCGGAGAATATTTTATCGATGAGGACTCTCAAGGACGAGTGAACCAGATTTACAGAAGCTGGAAGTGGAACGCATACCAACTGGTAGAAGCATTCGGAAAAGAGAATGTCGGCAAAAAAGTAATGGACTGCTATGAAAAAGGTAAGGACGACAAGTTTGAAGTTATTCATGCAGTTTACCCAGCATCAATGGTTAATATTACAAATTCTCCATTTGTTTATGTGTCTCAGTATGTTCTACCAGAGGTAGACCATGAGATACTGAGCGGAGGCTTTAGAGAATTTCCATATGTTGTACCCAGATGGTCTAAGCGCACAGGCGAGAAGTACGGCGTATCTCCAGCAATGGTGGCACTGCCAGAAGTAAAGACCATCAACAAGATGGCAGAGACAATGATTATCGGCGCACAAAAGATGGTAGACCCACCCTTACAGCTTCCAGATGATGGTTTTATTCTACCGATTGTTACCTCACCTGGCGGGCTAAATTTCAGACGTTCTGGAAGTCCAGACTCTAAAATTGAACCAATCTTTAACGACTCAAGAATTGACTTTGGTTATGAGGCGCTAAAAGAGCGCCGAGTACGGATTAGGGAAGCATTTTTTGTCGACCAATTAATGCTCCAGCAGGGCCCGCAGATGACGGCCACCGAGGTCCTTCAGCGTACGGAAGAGAAGATGCGGTTGCTTGGGCCTATGCTGGGGCGCCAACAGACTGAGTTCCTTAGACCTATGATTGACCGGGTGTTTGCAGTAATGCTCCGCCGTGGTGTTATCAAGAAGGAAGAAATCCCAGAGGCGCTCAGAGGTAGAAAGATAAGCGTTAGATATTCTTCGTTGATTGCTAGGTCTCAGCGGCTCAGCGAGGCCCAGAACATTCTCCGTGCGATAGAGGCGTGTAGTCCGTTTATTCAAATGGACCCGTCTGTTGCAGATAATTTTAATGGCGACGAAGCAATACGTGTGATAGCAGATATTTTTGGAACCCCTGTGCAGGTTATTAGAACCAAGAAAGACAGGGACGGCCTAAGAGACGCACGGGCACAGGCGCAGCAGGCGGCGCTACAGAACGAGGCCCAGACACAAGAAGTTGACAGCGCATCGAAACTGGCGCCAGTATTTCAGGGAGAGGCTAGGTAATGTCTAAGCAAGCTCAGATTAAGTCGGCAAAGAGGCAGTCGAATACATTTCAAGCGTACAAGAATGTATTCAATACCCCCGATGGGGAGATTGTCCTGAAGGACATGATGTTTCATTTTGGTGTTCTTCGCGACAACTTCACAGGAGACGTAAATCTTCTTCTGGTACGCGAGGGTGAGAGAAGAGTTATTTTAAGTATTCTTGAAAAGTTAAGTGTTGACGTTGAAGGAATAAAAGAAAGGATCGACAAGTATGCTAATGAGGAATGAGCTTAAACGCTCTCAGAACGAGGTTAGTGGTGGAGGAGGTACTGGAGCTTCATCTAGTGGAGGGGGCGGATCTGCAACTCCCCAAGGGGACAGTAATTCTCAGGCTGGTACAGCTCAAAACAACCAGACCCCTGGAAACATTAATACTACTCTTACCGCCACCCCAGGGAATCAAGATTGGAGATCCACGCTTCCTAAAGAGCTTCAAGAGGATGCTTCGCTCAAAGTCTTCAATGACATTACTGGACTGGCCAAGTCCTACATCAGTGCGCAAAAATTAGTAGGTGCGGATAAAATTCCCGTACCATCTAAGCACGCAACTGACGAAGACTGGCGTGGGGTGTACCATAAACTAGGTCTTCCACAGGACGTTAAGGAATATGCGGTCAAGTTCAAAGATGGCACCCAAATCGACCCTAAGTTCGTCGATGGATTCAAAGACCAGGCCTACAAATCTGGAATACTCCCGAAACAGGCACAAGCCCTTGCGGACTGGTTTAGTCAGGCGAACGGGGAAGCAGAGACATCTGTGCTCGAAGATTTTAAAAAAGATCAGGTGAACAGAACAAACGATCTTCGCAAAGAGTGGGGCTCAGCGTTTGAACAGAAAGCCCTTGCGGCTCAGTCTGTCGTCACAGAAATTGCGGACGAGGACATGGTTAAATACTTGAACGATTCTGGCCTAGCATCCGAGCCACGATTGATAAAGCTATTAGCTGGCATCCACGATAAGTACATGAAAGAGTCCACCGAAGTGGGTGGCCGTAGCAACAAAGAGCCTGTTATGACCCCGAAGGACGCCCAAGGAGAGATTAACAAGGTTATGTCCCAAGTTGGTACACACCCCTACTTTCTAAAGGACCATCCGGGACATAAAGACGCACTTGCTGAGATGCAGCATCTGTTTAAAATGGTAAATCCGTCAAAAAGTCCCGTTGACATGCGCACCTAATCTTCCGATCCTGTGCTTAGGGACAATCCTGTGGCACAGGATCTCTTCATGCTTGTGTGGGCTATGACGCACGTAGTGAATCCTCTTTAGGGGACAATTCCGCAATTAAGTGCCGAATGTCTACTAAACTTTAACCGGAGGACTTCATGTCATCACAAATCACTGAGAATTTTTCTCAGCAATACGCTTCAAATGTCTTCCACTTGTCTCAACAAAAGGGATCTCGTCTTAGATCGACTATCCGCCAAGAGAGCCAAGCTGGAAAATCTGCTTTTTATGACCGTATCGGTTCTGTAAGTGCCCAATTAAAAGTTGGCCGACACAGCGCAACCCCACAGTTGGACACTCCCCACTCTCGTAGACGTGTAACATTAGCGGACTATGAATGGGCTGACTTGGTCGATGACCAAGACAAAATCCGCATGCTTCACGATCCAACATCTGAGTACGCAATTGCCGCTATGTGGGCAATGGGCCGTGCAATGGATGATGTTATCATCGCAGCACTTGGCGGTTCAGCTTATTCTGGCGAAGCCGGAGCGACTGAGGTTGTTCTTCCTTCTGCTAACAAATTAGCTGCGAACACTGGTTCAGCGTTGTCTGATTTGAACTTGAAAACTCTTCGTGCAGCTAAGCGATACTTAGATGCAGCTGAAGTTGATCCTTCAATCAAACGATATTTTATCTGCGGATCAAAACAAATCGAAGCGTTGCTTGGTCAAACTGAAGTAATCAGCTCCGACTACAATTCGGTAAAAGCTTTGGTTCAAGGCGAAATGAACACGTTCATGGGCTTTGAGTTCATCCGTCTTGAGCGTTTATCTGCTCAGGTTGCTGCCCTTTCAGGTTCTACCTCAACTGGCGCTGTCGGTTCTGGTACTTCTTTGATCGGCGCACGTAA